GAGCGCATGACTGTTAATCATGATGTCACTGGTTCGAGCCCAGTTGGGGGAGCCAAGAGAAAAGTCAGTAATTGAGCCATAAACGGCTTGTTTACTGGCTTTTTGCTTTGTTTTCGTTTTTGCTCGGAACGCTGAGGAATGCGCAAGATATTGTGGGTTGCTACAATATTGCTACGAATTTCAGAGCGTAACAAGGCATTGACGGCTCAAAAAAATAGTCCCCGATTGATTTCGGGGGCTTTTGTTGCTTTATGCGAGCTTTTTTACAGCGTCGTAAAGTGTGTCAAGTTCTTGAATAATGTAATGGTTGATATCGGTCTTGTATTCTGCATGTCCCATGAGTGCGATGATGTCCTCTTCTCGTGCGCCTGCCGCTGACATACGAGTTGAAAAAGTTCGGCGGCAACTATGTGGAGTAAACTCATTCCCTAAGCCAAGCGCTTGCATCGCCGGACGAAAAGCATATTTTAAAAAGTAATCCTTATTCATCGGCTTGCCGAAGTCGTCACCAAGTCGGCAGAAGATAGTTTCGCCGTGATGATTTATGCAGTCGGTCACCATTTTTTGTATTTTGGGATGTATAGGAATTAGTCTATTTTTGCCTGCATCTGACTTTATGCCTGCAATAAAATAAGGTATGCCTTGTTCGCTGACATGGTATTGCTCGATCGTGAGTGTCAAAAACTCCGATACACGGAAATTTAAATAACACATAATGTATGCGTAATCTGCATACGGTACTCGCCCTATGTTTTGCCGGATTAACTCTAATTGTACTTCCGTGAATCTTGTAGCATTGACTTCTTCGGGTTCGGGGAGCTCTATAAACTCGGCGTAATTCTTGGCTACTATATCTTGCTCCATGGCATATTTGTAAATCTTAGTGGCAAACACTTTAATTTTATGTAGTGCCGAAAATTTTAGGCCGTCGCACATTTTAGGTGTGTCGGTTATTTGATATGTACCTTTTCCGCTTGGCAGAAGATATTTTAGCTTGCCTCCGGCACCTTCCTCGTGATGTGGGTTTTCGTAATAATCCACAATTGACTGAAAGTCGAAAGTTTTTAAATCTCTAAACTTACGGTTGTATAATGATCGTAGCTTAACCCAAGCGGCATTGTAAGAACTCTTGGCATCGTCGCTCAATTTTTGATATGCTTTAGTTTTTAGCCAGCGCTCTCGCAGTTGTGCAAATGTAATGTTAATGTTGCTTGTGGGGGCTGATTCGTAGTCTGTTAGGGCTTTGACCGCCTCTGTGCGTGTTGCGAATCCTCCAACATACACACGCTTACCTGTTATTGTTGAGGCAACATACCACGGCTTGGTCTTGCTATCTCTGCGGTAATAAATAGAGCCTGTGCCGTTTGCCCTCTTTGGCTGTCGTTTGGGTTTATCGGTTTGATTTTTTCCGCAATACGGACAATACACAAAATCGTCCTGTAGTTCTCGGTTACATCGACGGTTTATACATTTTTTCATTATTTTGCTCCTTTAAAAAGGGCGCAAAAATCCCCTGCAAAATGTTGTAATTTTCGCAGAGGTGTGGTACAATATTATTGCTCTAAAAAGTACCATTGCACCCGTGTAATGGTTTCCGCTCTGTCCTGCGCCAACAGGTCAGGGCGGATTTTTTATTATGTTTTATTTTGGATAATCAGCGTAATTTTAGCGTAATAAGTCTTAATGTCCTCAGCATAGCCGATATACAAATCTTTGATACCTAAAATTCGTGACTGATTATTTTTAACAAAATCGCAATCTTCAGTGTGTAAGTTACCAATCTCCATACCGTTTGCAATTATTTTAATTGCAGGTTCACCTTGATAGCTGTACTCTTGCATTGATACATTAACAACCTTGCCTGCTTGCTTGTCAGCCCTAAGTCTTTTAAGACATTCTTGTCTGTTGCCGAATGTAACACCTGCAACTTTCATCTTTTTAGAGTGTGATTTACCCGTTTCAGGTTTTACATTCACTTGTGGTTGTGGTGTCGGCTGTTTTGGTTTGCCGAACAGTTTAGAAAGTAATCCCATTGTTTTGCCTCCTTATTTTATATTGACAAATAACGCAAATAAATATACAATAAAATATAAAGAGGTTAGCGCCTTTTTATCCCTATTTTGACTGCTCATAGTGCCAGCTGTGAGCGGTCTTTTTTTATTTTTGATTAGCAAAGTCCGTTTTATGGGACTTTGTAATATATTGCCAACATTTACTACTTGAAATTGTCGAACAGAATTTCTATAATTTAATTATAGGAATTTCGTCCGAATCTTACGAATGAAAGGAAATTAATTCATGAAGAAAAACACAGCAATCCGGCAAGAAATAATTGAATACATAGAATCAATCGAAAATCACAAAGCCTTAGTAGCTATACTGAAATTTATAAAAATCATATATCGTCGTAATTTGAACGGTCACGGGGGAGCTTAACGCTCCCCTTTGTTTTTGTCCGAAACTCCTTTAATAAAGTTTTTAAAAACTTGCCGCTCAAGCGGCGCCATACTTATATATGTACGAATAATGTCAATGTCGATTTCATCAAGGTCATACTCTGCTCTAAGAGCATCAATCACGACATCTTCACTTTCTTCATCAAACATCTCTCCCTCGCCTGTTTTGAGCCACTCGAGGTTTACACTGAATATAGCCGAAATATCTCTAAGTGTTCGCTCTGAAAACTCTCTTTTTTCACTTTCACAAAGAGAAATTATTGACCTCTGTAAATTGAGCCTTTCGGCAAACTGAGTTTGATTAAGATGTATGGCTTTGCGAACTTCAATAACTCTTTTTGCAATACTATTACTCATTAGATTACCTCCTTACAGTTGTTATTATACTAGATAATGATGAATTTGTCAACAAATAAAATCAAAAAATAAAAATAAAATATTTTTTTTTGCAAAAACTGTTGACAATGTAATCAAAATAAGTTAAAATAAAGTTGCAAAGTAATCAAGGAGGTGAAAACGATGACAGATAAGCAGGAAATGGACATCAAGTCGATCGGTGCAGAGCTTGCAAAAATCTTGATTGATATGACAGACGAAGAAAAGGCTGTTGCTTTCGCAATGATGAAAGGAATGGTCGTGGGCAAGCAGATAGCCGAACAGCAGAAATCAGCATAAAGAGGAGGTGTGAAAAAATGATTGACAAAATTCTTATCAATCCTAAGACAGGCGAGCCGTACAAGAATGTACCGCCCAAAGTTGCCGCGCAGTATCTCGACATTACTCCCGAATTCGTTTATAACGGACTGCGTGAGCAGAGACTGCCGATAGGCACGGCTTGCCTGTTCAAGGGCGGTAAATGGTCTTATAACATACCGCTCGAAAGGCTCATAGACTACGCAACGAAATGTAATGTTATTATTGCGAAAGGAGTGTAAACAAATGTGGCATTTAAAAAACTACCCGACAAAAAGGAAACTGCTCAAAGATATCGAAAACCTCAGAGCAGAGAACAGACATCTCAGCATTGAGCTGCGAAACGCAAGAACGGACCTTACACTCGAAAAGACGGCGTCAAGCGGTTACAGGCACGAGAACAGAGAGCTAAAACGCAAGCTCAAAACACTTGAAACGCCTGAATCCGAATCCTTCGGTTTTGAATGTGTGGGTGTCAGCAAATGTCGAGGCTAAATAAAACATGGACGGTCGATGAAATAGATTATCTTATTTCTGCTTGGGGCAACGTTAATATGGCCACTATAACAAAACACCTTGATAGATCCGAATGTGCAATAAGGCTAAAAGCCGGTAAGTTAAACTTAGGACCTTTCTTGACTAATGGCTATAGATACATCACAATAAGCAATCTTTATAAACTCATTCGTCCAAACACTTCTGCCAGTTATCTAAAAACATCGTGGGTAAAAAATAGGAATCTGCCTACTCACAACATATCAAGAAGTTCAAAAACAAATTTTACTGTTGTTTACATAGATGAATTTTGGATTTGGGCAGAGAAAAATCAATATTTTTTAGATTTTTCAAAACTTGAAAGATATCAATTGGGACCTGAACCCGATTGGGTAAATCCAAAACGAGAGGCAGACATGTTAAGGAACAGGTTTATCAAGGCGACTCCATGGACAAGCAGAGAAGATAACCTTCTCGAAGAATTACTTAAAAAGCAAAAGTATGGATATAAAGAACTATCACACACATTGTGCCGTAGCGAAGGAGCGATACAACGCAGAATCAATGACCTAAACATTAAATATCGACCGATAAAAGCTGATAACCATAATAAGTGGAGCGATGAAGAATATGCAATTCTCAGTAACATGATTAAAAATGGGAGCAAATATGAGCAAATTTCAGATGTAATAGGTCGCTCTGCGAAAGCAATCAGAGGAAGAGTGTTTGATAAATATTTGACTGAAAATCTCGACAAAGTAAGAGCGTACATAGGCAATGGAAACTTTGGAGACGGAACGCCTGACAAGCCGTTAAAATACAAGCGACTTATGTCGGACGAAGAAAAAAACAAAGCTAATCTATTGTTATCAATCATCGCAGGAGATTTACTTTGTGTTGCAAAAACGAACTCAAATGTTGATGAGGAATACAGCGAATTTTGGCAAAAGGATATGTGCTTGAATTGGAGCAATATCAAAGGCTGTATTGCATGCGAAAAAGATTGCGACAGTTGCACATCGTTTAAAAGAATACCTGTACAACATTGTAAGCGTTGCGGAAAAGATTTTTTTGAACGAAAAAACGCTGACTTTTGTAGCGATTGCAGGTCAGCTCGCCTATATCAAGCGCGAAAAAAATATGCAATACTTCAAAGAAAAAAAGAAAAAATCCGCTGAAGCTTTACAAAGCCTCAACGGACAAAGAAAAATACCTTAATTAAATGATAGACAATTTTAAGCGAATTATCAAGGAGGACTTTAATATGTCAGTAAAAATATCAGCTTTTGAAATCGAAAATGTAAAAAGAGTAAAGGCGGTTGCTTATGAACCGACCGAAAACGGACTTACCGTGTTGGGCGGTAAAAACGGACAGGGAAAGACTTCCGTACTTGACGCAATTGCGTGGGCTCTCGGCGGTAATCGTTTTGCTCCGTCTGCTCCGTACCGTGAGGGTTCAACAATTCCGCCACACCTAAAAATCAAACTCTCGAACGGTATAGTTGTGGAGCGTAGCGGTAAGAACAGCAGTCTTAAAGTAATTGACACCGCAGGCAACAAAGGCGGACAGGCTTTGCTTGACGCATTTGTCAGTAACTTTGCTCTTGACCTGCCGAAATTTATGAATGCAACCGGCAAGGAAAAGGCTGACACGCTCCTGCAGATTATCGGTGTGGGCAACAGAGTTTACGAGCTTGAAACGCAGGAAACACAGGTGTATAACGAGCGCCGTGCTATCGGTCAGATTGCAGACCAAAAGAAAAAGTTCGCCGCCGAAATGCCCGAGTATGAGGGTGTGCCGAATGAACCTGTGTCAGCCTCGGAACTTATCAATAAACAGCAGGAAATTCTTGCACGCAACGGTGAAAATAACCGTCTGAGAGCAGAAAAAGATAACCTTGAAAGCCGTGCCAACAGCTTACAGAGCGAAATCAACAGGCTTAACGAGGATTTGAGAAAATACAATTCCGAGCTTACAAAAGTGCTTGCACAGCTTGAACAGAGCAGAAAGACCGTTGCCGAACTGCACGATGAAAGCACGGCAGAGCTTGAAAGAAACATTACCGAGATTGACGAAATCAACCGCAAAGTCAGAGCCAACCTCGATAAAGCGAAAGCTGATGAGGACGCAAAGGAATATTACGGCAAGTATGCCGATATGACGGCACAGCTTGAAGAAATCCGCAAAACAAAATATGACTTGCTCAACAACGCAAATTTGCCCCTTGACGGCTTATCGGTTGAAAAAGGCGAGCTTACATATAACGGCTTTAAGTGGGACAACATGAGCGGTTCGGAACAGCTTCGTGTCGCTACGGCAATTGTTCGCAAACTCAATCCCGAATGCGGATTTGTCCTGCTTGACAAGCTCGAACAAATGGATACCGACACACTCAAAGATTTTGCAAAATGGCTTGAATCAGAGGGATTGCAGGCTATTGCAACAAGAGTTTCAAACGGCGATGAATGTTCAATAATCATCGAGGACGGCTATATTAAGTCCGAAACAACCACACCTGTTACAACACCGACTTGGACAGAAGGAGAGTTTTAATTATGGCTACAAGAACTACAGCTAAAACAACAGCAAAAACAAATACAAATGAATGTGTAATCAAATGCAATCCGCACAGAGAGCTTGCCTGCGGTTATACCAAGGTCAAGATTATGCCTGAAAACTATTCAAGAATTGTTTTGATTGCAGGTATGACAGGCAAGTCAATACAGGATTTGACAAACGAACTGCTCAACTACGCAATCGACTATGTTGTCATTGATGTTGACGGCAATAAAATCAATTTTTCAGATGTACAGGGGGTGAGATAAATGAACATCACAAGAGGTAAAATTAAGTCGGCTCAAAAGGTTGTAATTTACGGTCCCGAGGGTATCGGCAAATCAACATTTGCTTCGCAGTTTCCGAATCCTCTGTTTATCGACACGGAGGGCAGCACAAAAAACCTTGATGTTGTGAGAATGGATAAGCCGACATCGTGGACTATGCTCAAAAGTCAGCTTGAATATATCAAAAGCAATCCGACTGTATGCAAGACGGTTGTCATTGACACAATCGACTGGGCGGAACAGCTTTGTATTGATGATATTTGCTCAAAGTACGACAAAAAAGGCATTGAGGATTTCGGTTACGGAAACGGATATGTTTACGAAAAAGAGGAGTTCGGCAGATTTTTGAACAGCCTTGAAGATTTAATCGACAGAGGTATCAATGTTGTGCTTACCGCACACGCACAGCTCCGCAAGTTTTCACAGCCTGATGAAATCGGTGAATATGACCGTTGGGAGCTTAAACTCGGCAAAAAGACTGCTTCACAGATTTCTCCGCTTGTAAAAGAATGGGCGGATATGGTGCTTTTCGCAAATTATAAAACAGTAGCGGTAGCAACCGACAAAGACGGCAGAAAGTACAAGGCACAGGGCGGAGGGAGAGTGATGTACACGCTTCATCACCCTTGTTGGGACGCAAAGAACCGTCACGGACTGCCCGAAGAAATGGACTTTAGCTATGCAGGCATTGCCCATATTTTTAATGATGTTGCACCTGTAAATAACGCTCCTGTTCCGCAGAATCCGATACCTCAGCCGCCTAAGGCAGAGCCTGCGACACAGCCTGTACCACAAACTACGCAAATTGAAAAAACTCCCGAATCTGTACCGCTGTCAACACCTCAGATACAGAATGATAAATCTGTCAATATTCCCGAGGGCATACCAAAAGCTCTTGCCGACCTTATGAGAGCTAACGGTGTTGATGAAAGCGAAATCAGACAGGCGGTGTTTACACAGGGACACTACCCTTACGATACACCAATCACAAACTATGACCCACGATTTATTAACGGTTGCATTATTCCAGGATGGAATAAAGTGCTTGAAGTAGTTCAGAGCAACCGTGACTTACCGTTTGAATAAGAAAGGAAGATGTATAAATGGATAGAGAATTTGGTTGGAACGACGAAATAACCGAAGAGGGCGGAAATTATGAACCGCTCCCCGAGGGTGATTATGATTTTACAGTAGCAAAGGTTGAGCGTGCTCGCTCACAGGGTAAAGGCAAACTGCCGCCGTGCAATATGGCAAAGGTGACTTTTGATGTGTGGGGAGCAGATGACAAGCGAGAAATTACAGTTAATTTCGTACTGCACTCCTCACTTGAATGGAAATTGTCACAGCTCTTTTTATCCGTGTCAATGAAAAAACACGGCGAACCGCTCCGTATGGACTGGACAGGCATTATCGGCAAGAAAGGTAAATGTCAGGTTATCATCCGCAAATATGTGAAGAATGACGGCACAGAGGGCGTAACAAATGACATCAAGTATTTTTATGCATACGATGAGCAGGTGACAACGATATCGCCTGCCGTAGCACAGTCTGCACCTCAGCAGTATGTACAGCCTACATATCCGCCACAGTATAACACACAGCCTGCAACGCCAAATACTGCGATGCCGAATAACTGGACACCGGGTAGCTTTTAATGCAACTTCGACCGTATCAGAATGAAGCAAAGAATGCCGTTTTCTCCGAGTGGGAAAGCGGCAACCTAAAAACATTACTTGTCTTGCCTACAGGCTGTGGCAAGACGATAGTTTTTGCAAAAATCACCGAAGAATGTGTCCGTCGAGGTGACAGGGTGCTGATACTTGCCCACCGTGGAGAATTGCTCGACCAAGCGGCGGACAAAATCCAAAAAGCAACAGGGCTTAATTCGTCAGTCGAAAAAGCCGAGCAAAGTTGCATAGGTTCGTGGAACAGGGTTGTTGTAGGCTCTGTACAGACGCTTATGCGTGAGAAAAGGCTGTCAAACTTTGACAGCGATTATTTCGACACAATCATTATTGATGAAGCACATCACTCAATCAGCGACAGCTATCAGCGTGTGCTTGAGCATTTTGACAATGCAAAAGTGTTGGGTGTTACCGCAACACCCGACCGAGGAGATATGAAAAATTTAGGAACAGTATTTGATTCGCTTGCGTATGAGTACACGCTCCCTAAGGCTATCAAAGAGGGATATCTGTCACCGATTAAAGCTGTGACAATACCGCTTACACTTGACCTTTCGGGAGTTGCCACACAGGCAGGAGATTTTAAAGCAAGTGATATTGACACGGCACTTGATCCGTATCTTTATCAGATTGCCGAAGAAATGAAAAAATACTGTAAGAACCGTAAAACTGTTGTGTTTTTACCACTTGTAAAAACATCGCAGAAATTTAAAGACATTTTGAACGAAAAAGGCTTTAAAGCGGCAGAGGTCAACGGTAACAGCGAAGACAGAGCGGAAGTATTGCAGGATTTTGAAAATGATAAGTACAACGTGCTGTGCAACTCAATGCTTTTAACCGAGGGTTGGGACTGCCCAAGTGTTGACTGCGTTGTCGTTTTAAGACCTACAAAGGTGCGTGGGCTTTACTGCCAAATGGTCGGCAGAGGTACAAGACTTGCTCCAAACAAGACGGAGCTTTTGCTGCTCGACTTTTTGTGGCACACCGAAAGACACGAACTTTGCAGACCTGCACATCTCATTTGTGACAATGAAGAAGTCGCACAAAAAATGACCGAAAACTTATCGGAACAGGCAGGATGTCCGATTGATATTGAAGAAGCAGAGGAAAAAGCAAGCGAAGATGTTGTGGCTCAGCGTGAAGAAGCGCTTGCAAATCAGCTTGCGGAAATGCGAACACGCAAACGCAAACTTGTAGATCCGTTGCAGTACGAAATGTCAATTCAGGCGCAGGACCTTGCAGGATATGTTCCGGCATTCGGCTGGGAGTGTTCTCCGCCTACAGACAAACAGAAAGCAAAACTTGAAAAGCTCGGAATATTCCCCGATGAAATTCAGAGTGCCGGCAAAGCAAAACTTATTCTTGACAGGCTCGAAAAGCGAAGAATCGAGGGCTTAACCACACCTAAACAAATCCGTATGCTCGAAAGCAGAGGCTTTCAGCACGTGGGCAAATGGCAGTTTGACGAAGCGTCAGCCTTGATTTCAAGGATTGCCGCAAACGGTTGGAGAACTCCGAAAAACATTAACCCGAAAACATATGTACCGCAAAGCGAGGTGAATACGGTTGGACTTACTTAATGCACTTGAATACATCAGTCCGTCAGAGCTCGACTACCAAGACTGGGTAAATGTCGGAATGGCACTCAAACAAGAGGGATACAGCGTAAAGGACTGGGACGATTGGAGCAGAGCAGACAACCGCTATCACAACGGCGAGTGTGAAAAGAAATGGCAGAGCTTTAACGGCTCTGCTTCACCTGTCACAGCAGGCACGATAATCCAAATGGCTAAAGATAGGGGGATGACTTTTCGTGAATCGAAAGAACTCGGCTGGAATGACGAAATTGCTTTTGAGCAGGGTGATAAGGGCGATATTGGTGTAAATACCTGTGAGGGTGTAAAGTTTCACGAGCCTACAAACTGGAACCCGGTAAATGAGATTGTGACCTACATTGAAACTCTCTTTGACAGCTCGGAAAATGTAGGCTATGTTACTGAAACTTATAAAAAAAATGACAACGGCAAGGTTAAATATTCGCCAACACAAGGCAGTTGTGACCGTACAGCAGGTGAGCTTATTGCCGCACTTAATAACTGCAACGGTGACATATCAAATGTATTCGGTGATTACAAACCCGAGGCAGGTGCGTGGATAAGGTTTAATCCGTTGGACGGCAAGGGCGTCAAAAACGAGAATGTAACCGATTATCGTTACGCTCTGGTGGAATCTGACTGTATGGCTCTTGAAGAACAAAATGCAATCATCAGAGAGCTTGAGCTGCCTGTTGCGGTGCTTGTTTATTCGGGCGGAAAATCAGTCCACGCTATTGTTAAGATTGATGCCGCAAACTATGACGAATACCGCAAAAGGGTTGATTATCTCTACAATGTATGCCATAAAAACGGCTTTGAAATCGACAAGCAGAACCGCAATCCGTCAAGGCTGAGCCGTATGCCCGGTGTTATCCGCAACGGCAAAAAGCAGTTTATCATTGACACAAACATCGGTAAATCAGACTTTGCCGAGTGGAAAGACTGGGTGGAGAGCATTAACGATGACTTACCCGACCTTGACAACCTTGCAGATTTTTTTGAAAATCCTCCCGAACTTGCTCCGCCTCTGATTGAGGGAGTATTGCGACAGGGACATAAAATGCTCCTCGGCGGACCCTCAAAAGCAGGTAAGTCATTTGGTCTTATCGAATTGTGTATTGCAATTGCCGAGGGAACAGAATGGTTCGGCTTTAAGTGTGCGCAGGGCAATGTCTTGTATGTGAATCTTGAGCTTGATCGTGCGTCCTGTTTTCACAGATTCAAGGATGTATATGAAGCATTGGGACTTGAACCCAAAAACTTAAACAGAATTGATATTTGGAACTTGCGTGGCAAGTCCGTGCCTATGGATAAGTTAGCGCCTATGCTCATACGCAGAGCTTTAAAAGGCAACTTTATAGCTGTTGTGATTGACCCGATATACAAGGTTATTACAGGTGATGAGAACAGTGCGGATCAAATGGCACACTTCTGCAACCAGTTTGACAAGGTATGTACAGAAATCGGATGTGCGGTAATCTACTGTCACCACCATTCAAAAGGTGCTCAGGGCGGTAAAAAGTCAATGGACAGAGTTTCGGGCTCGGGTGTTTTCGCTCGTGACCCCGATGCACTCCTTGACCTTACAAGGCTTGAAATCAGCGAAGATTTGATGAAACAGCAAAAGGATGAAAGAACCTGTAAAATCTGCAAAGACTGGATAGGTCGTTTCAACAAAATCAGTGAAGTGTGTTCGCAGGACGATTTGGTAATGTCAAATAATATGATTGACATCGCACGCAAAACGCTTCCTGAACAGTCTTTTAAGCTGATGATGTCAGATGTTGCCCGTGCCGAAAAAACCGTAAAAGGGATGTCAGCGTGGAGAATAGAGGGTACTCTGAGAGAGTTTCCGGCATTTGATGCACTTAACCTTTGGTTTGATTATCCGATACACAAATCAGATACAACAGGTGTGTTGAAAGACTGTAATTTTGAGGGCGATTTTAACCCGCCTTACAAGAAGAATTTCAGTAAGAAAAATACTAAATCGGAAAACAAAAAAGGACGCATGGAATCTCTTATGACAGCCTTTACGGCAGAAGAGAATAACGGTCAGGCAGATATAAATGACATGGCTACATATCTTGGTGTCGGCGAAAAAACAATCCGAAATTACATAAAAGAACATGGCGGCTTTTGGATTGACGGCGGTAAAACAGGATTGAAGGAAAAGGAAAAAGTCGAATAAATTTTCCTTTCCGTCAAATTTGGAAGGAAAATTTTATCGAGAATTTCCCTTTCCGTGAGGGAAAATAGGGAAAATTTCCCGAGATTTTCCTTTTCTAAAAATGACGGAAAATGACTTTTTTCTCGAGATTTTCCGAGGGAAAGAAAAAGTATATATACTACCGTATATATAAACGATGTCCGTTCCCTAAGGTCACAGGGGTGAAGTAGTTGTGCGAAGCTTACGCACAACAACTCCTTCCCCTGACCTGTGACTAAAAGCAAAATTTTAAAGTTAAGAAAGGGATGGTAAAAAATGGCAAAATGCAAATCGACTTCAAAAGATAAAAGATTAAAAGTCGCTAAAAGAATGCCTCCACTAAAACGAAGAAAAGATGGAGAGGATTATTGTTATATCAACGACGAAGTAATGAAGTGGATTTCCAAAAATCCTGCGTTGATAAGTTATGTATTGGATAAGGTAGCCGCTAATGGATACATAGTTTACGACCCAAAATTTAAAGTATGGCACGGAGCTGATTATTATGAAATCGAATGCAACGAAGACTGAATTTTTTATGGCGATGATACCGCCGACCGTAACTGCACAGGAACATAAGGTTATGGTAAAAAACGGCAAACCTGTTTTTTACAATCCGCCCGAGGTGAAACAGGCAAGAGAAAAGCTTACATCACATTTAGCAAAGTTTAAACCGTCAGAACCGTACAAGTCGGGTGTCAGACTGATAACAAAGTGGTGTTTCCCTCGTGGTAAACATCAGGACGGCGAATATCGTACAACAAAGCCCGACACGGACAATCTACAAAAAATGCTAAAAGACTGTATGACCGCTCTCGGCTTTTGGTCTGATGACGCACTTGTCGCAAGTGAGATATGCGAAAAGTTTTGGGCGGATGTTCCGGGTATTTACATCGAGGTGGAAATGCTGTGAATATCTCGGAAGTTAAACGCAACCTTGAAAGAATTGTGCTGTACAATGGTGCAGAATACATTCTGAAAGGCTGTATCATCAGACGGAATACAATGGGTCGGTTTTACTATCAGGCAGAGCTTATGGACACCAAAGCAAAAAGCTCGTTGATTGTAACTGCACTTGATAAGATTGACGAAAGGAGAGAAAGCATTGAAAGCGAGAATACCTGTTAAGCTGAACGGATTGCAAAAAGCGCATATGAACAGATCCGAGAAAAAGAAAACAAAGACATCACACGCAGAGTATTTAAAACAATGCTATATGCCTTGCATAAGGATTTCGGCTTTGGTCGTGACAGATGTGCAAAGGCTTTGAAGTCGATGACCGAGATAATTGAACACTCCGACACTGACGAAGTGTTTTGGGAGCATATCGACAGGGTTGTCATCGACAAGCTGAAACTTGAATTTGACAAACGAGATTACACCGACAATGGAAAAGTTGTTAATTTTGAAGGAGACGAAGAAAATGAAACTCAGACAGGAAATCAATAACATCCGTGATATGATTGACGGTGAACTCAATCGCATTATGGTCACAGATGATATAGAAGAGATAAGAGGGTTGACATATTATTTATTCTGCAACATAAATGACCTTATCTGCAAGAACCAACAAAGAATTGCCAAATCGTTGAGAGGTGAAGAAAATGATTGATTGTAATATCACTAAAAACTATTTGAGTGAACAAGCTCGGATGACAAAATCAAGTGATGTTGGTGTGTGTCGTATTTCGTGTAATCATTGCCCATTGAGCAGATTTAATAATGACGAAGAAATGCTTTGCACTGAATTAGAATTAAGGCACCCTGAAAAAGCAATTGCAATAATGCAAAAGTGGAGCGACGAACACCCACAAAAAACTTATTTGAGTGAGCTTTTAAAAAATCATCCGAATACTCTGCTCAATGATGATGGCACGCCCGCTTTTTGTCCTTATAGATTAGGACTTATGGGTGCAGATGATTGCAGAAAAGACGGTAACTGTGTAAAGTGCTGGAATCAGCCTATTGAGGAAGGTGAAGAGTGATGAGAGTCTATCAGTGTGATAGTTGTAACAAAGTTATCGCAGATCCGTACACAGTTAAAATGAAGGAATTTTATGTAGGGGTTGATGCTGATTGCCTTAACCTTATCGGGATTGCAATTCCTGTTAAAATCAAGAGAAAAATAAAAATATATCTGTGTGATGATTGTTACAAAGGCTTGCATGTTATTGCCGAAAAAAGGAAGCGTGAAAAGTAATGGAATTTACACTTAATAAAGAAACAATGGAATTTGAACCTGTCAAACAGCCATTTAAAGTTGTTGAAATCAGATGCGAAACCGAAAAAGACTACAACGATTTTGAGAAGATCATAGCGTTGAATCAGCCAAAAAAGCCTGTTAAATCTGATAAACAGGTAATCCGCTATGTGCAGATATATGAGTGTCCTAACTGCGGAAGAAAATTCACAGGCAAAGGCTTATTGAATTACTGCTATCATTGTGGGCAGAGGTTGGATTGGTCGGATGAAATGGGAGGCGAAGAGTAATGGCATTCTCCGAAAAACTAAAAGCGTTAAGACTTAAAAATGGATTAACGCAAGATGAGTTGGGTGAAAAGCTCTATTTGAGCAGAACAAGTATATCTTACTATGAGCAGGGAAAATTTGAGCCTAATATCGAAACCATAATAGCTGTAGCGGATTTATTTAACATCACAACAGATGAATTGTTGAAGTGAGGTGTGAACACAATGACAAACTTTGAAAAAATCAAACAGATGTCAATTGACGAAATGGCTCAAAGTAGTATGTTGTCTTTTGATTGTCCATACGGAGCGACACCCTATGTTGGTTGCGTAACGGGTAAAAAATACAATTACAGTTGCATTGACTGCACAAAACATTGGCTTGAAAGCGAGGTAGATACGAATTGACGGCGATTGCACGAAGATACGAATCCGGTAAAGGGTGGCTTGATTAATGGATAAGTCACACAGAACAGATTTAACATTTTCAAGACAGCTTGAAAAGGCTATGACATCAAGGAACATAGGTGCAACAAAACTGTCGAGAATGTCAGGAATACAACGTAGTCAGATATGCAAATATTTGACTGCTGAGATGTCGCCGACAGCAATGACTATTCGTAAATTAGCTATTGCTTTAGGCGTAACATCTGATTATTTATTAGGGCTGGTTAAAGCAGACAAACAGTAGCTTACAATAATAAAATTGTACCTAAAAATAACAGCAAAAAATTATACAATGGACTTATGATGCAGAAGGACTATCTGTATTGTAAGTCCATTATTATTTGGCGGTGCATATATGGCTAAAGCGTTTGCTAAGAGTTTCTACAAATCAAAGCGTTGGCAGGATTGCCGACAGAGCTTTATCGCTGAACGAATGCTTGTTGACGGCGGTTTGTGTCAGCTATGTAAAGAGCGACACGGCTTTATTGTGCATCATAAAATCATGATCAATGAGAGCAACATAAACAATCCTGATGTTACTCTCAACCACGACAATTTATTATTTGTGTGCAAAAAATGTCATGACGATTTGCCAGGACACGGGATAGGTTGCGAACCGAAAAAATATTTTTTCGACGAAAGCGGAATGCTCCGACCGATTATCCCCCCCGTTGAAAAATCGGAAACCGGTAACCGTAGGACCGAGGGGGGCAGTTAGATTTTTTGCGCGCCTTATATATAGCCCCCCCTCCCCCTCTAAATCGTGTGAAAGGACGGTGATTGATTTGACTGACGAACAGAGAGAACAAAGAGCGATTAAGCGAGAGATAAAGCGATTAACGGAAATCTACAAGGACATAGAAGTTAAAAGAAAAGACCTCGCCGTTGGCTTGATTGAAAATGCGGCGTTTACTCGAATCAGACTGAAAGAATTGCAACGGGACATTGCGATTTATGGCTTAACTGAATTATTTTCACAGTCTGAAACACAAGAGCCGTACTCACGCAAAAGGCCTGAGGCAGATTTGTATAACACGATGCTTGGAAATTATCTTAAATACATCAAGCAACTCAACGATATGCTTCCAAAAGTGACCGAGGCGAAGGCTGCAACGACAGACGGCTTTGACGATTTCGTTGAAGGGCGTGACAAGCTTTGAAGCGCTACCCATTAAGCTATAATCCGATACTTGAATATTACGAGCAGATAAAGAACGGCAAGGTTACTGTTTGCGACAAAATACGCAAGTGGTACAAACATTTAAGTAATAAGGTGATTAACCCGACAGACGGCTACCACTATGAAGCCAAGCGAGGAAATCACATTATTGAATTTGTTGAAAACTACTGCCGACACAGTAAAGGTAAAATGGGCGGTCAGCTTGTGAAGCTTGAACTGTGGGAAAAAGCGTGGCTTGCGGCGACTTTTGGCTTTGTAGACGATGACGGCATCCGGCAGTACAACCTATCTGTGTTAATTATCGGAAAAAAGAACGGCAAGTCTTTGCTTGCCTCTGCAATCGGTTTGTATATGCTCATCGGTGACGGTGAACCCGGTCCCGAAGTGTATGCAGTTGCTACAAAGCGTGACCAAGCTAAAATCATTTGGCAGGAAGCAAAACGAATGGTTCGCAAGAGTGAAACTTTGCTAAAGCGAATTAAACCACTGCTGAATGAATTGAGTTCAGAGGATTACAACTGCGGAGTATTTAAGCCGCTTGCTTCCGATTCAGATACACTCGACGGTTTGAATGTGCATTGTTGTTTAATGGATGAGTTGCACCAGTGGAAAAACGGCAGACAACTCTATGACATTATGGCAGACGGCACTATCGGACGAGACCAACCGCTTATCCTTGTGACAACAACAGCCGGAAAAATCAGAGAGGACATCTACGATGAAATCTATGACGATGCCGTTCGCACTACGAATGGTTTGTTTGACGATGTAGGTTACAAAGACGAACACAGCCTTTACATTATCTACGAGCTTGACAAGCGTGAAGAATGGGAAAAACCCGATTGTTGGGAAAAGGCTAACCCCGGACTTGGCACGATTAAGAACCGAAACGCTCTTGCAAGCAAAGTCAAGAAAGCGCAGGCGAATCCGTCGCTTGTACGCAACCTTGTATGCAAAGAATTTAACATAGCCGAAACATCAACTGAATCGTGGCTCAATTTCGAGGAGCTTAACAACGAAACAAAATTTGATGTTAAGGAACTCCGCCCAACCTATGGCATAGGCGGAGCAGATTTATCAAGCACGACCGACCTTACAGCGGCCAAGATGTTGTTTCGAGTGCCTGACAATGAAAATATTTATGTATTGTCAATGTACTGGATACCGGCAGACCTTGTGGAGAAAAAAGTAACCGAGGATAAGATCCCGTATGACAAGTGGATAGAACAGGGCTTTATGCGTACCTGCCCCGGAAACAAGATTGACGCAAGTGTTGTAACAGCGTGGTATCAAGAGCTACAAGACGAATACGACATTTACTTGTGGAAAGAGGGCTATGACGCTTGGTCAGCTCAGATGTGGGTTAATCAGATGATTGACGCTTTCGGTCCCACCGTTATGGAAGCGGTACATCAGGGCAAGAAAACGCTGTCTGCTCCGATGAAAGCTCTCAAAGCCGACCTTGTAAAGAAAAGAATAATCTACAACAACAATCCAATTGATAAATGGTGTCTCGCAAATACTGCAATAGATGAGGACAGAAACGGTAATATACAGCCAATTAAGACCTCAAAGTCAACGAGACGAATTGACGGTACTGCGGCTTTGCTTGACGCTTACACGATATATTTTGAATACGAAGATGAATATTTAAGCATTGTTTAGGAGGTGAGAGAATGGGAAAATTTAAGAACTTTTTAAATTCTGTTCGCAATGTCAGAAAGACAAAGAATTTTTCAAGGGTTGAACTTGTTACACAGAACAATTCAAATTTCTTTTTGTGGGGCAACAGAGCATATGATTCCGACACTGTCCGAGCTTGCGTTAATGCACAGGCTCTCAGATTTTCAAAATTATCCATTAAACACATAAGAGAAACAATCGTTGACGGTAGAAAAGACCTCTTAATCAATCCCGAGCCTTACGTCAAGTTCTTGCTTGAAGAACCTAACCCGTACACAACAATGGATATGCTTCTATACAGGACAAGCACACAGTTATCGTTATCGGGCAATGCTTTTTGGCTCATCATTAGAGACACAAACGGCTTGCCTACGGAATTGTATTTCATACCGGCTAAATCAGCTACGGACTTGTACGACACTAACGGTAACCTTGTGTATGAATTTATTCTTGCAAACGGCAAGACTTACCGCTTTGCTTCCGAAGATGTCATTCACTTGCGTGATGATTTTGCAGAGAATGATATATTTGGCAGCGGCAAATTTAAGGCTCTTGCACCTTTGCTTGAAATTGTTGAAACAACCGATAGCGGCATCATCAGCGCTATCCGAAATTCAAGTGTCATTAAATGGTTACTGAAATACACATCATCTTTGCGCCCTGAGGACTTGAAGAAGAACGCAAAAGCTTTTGCTGATAACTACCTTAACATCAGCAACAGTTCCGTGGGCGTTGCGGCAGTCGACGCAAAGGTTGACGCAAATCAGATAACTCCGAACGACTATGTCCCCAATGCTTTGCAAATGGACAGAACAAAAAACAGAATCCTTGAGCTTTTTAACACTAATGTGAAAATTATCACATCAACAGCGAACGAAGATGAAGAAAACGCCTACTTCGAGGCGGTGATTTCACCGAAGATTATTCAGTTAAAAAACGAGCTGACACGGAAACTATTCACTCGCCGTCAGCGTAGTTGTGGAAATTACATCGCAGTCGGTTCGTTTAATCTACAATCTGCAAGTCTTAAAACTAAGCTAAATTTCGCCGGAATGGTAGACCGTGGAGCAATGCTTCCGAATGAATGGCGAGAATCACTTGGTCTTGCTCCTGTTCCGGGCGGTGATACTCCGCTCAGAAGATTAGATACAGTTGCGGTCGATGAAGGAGGTGAAAATGATGCCGAAAACAATTGACATTAAGGGCCCTATCATTACGAATGATGATAAGTGGATTTACGACTGGTTTGGAGTAGCCTCCTGTTGCCCGGCCGACATTCGCTTACAGCTTGATGATGTGGCGGACGATGAGGGCGTACAGGTTGTTATTAATTCATCAGGTGGTGACATCTTTGCCGCCTCCGAAATTTACGATATGCTCGCCGAAAGCAAGGCTACAATCAAGGTCATTTTTGCCGCCTCTGCCGCTTCATACGTCGCTTGTGCGTGCACATCTGAAATTGTGCCAACAGGTATGCTTATGATTCATAATGTTTCAAGCTACGCCGCAGGTGATTACAACGACATGGCACACGAATCAGACGTGTTGCTTAAAGCAAGTAAAGCCGTTGCAACAGCGTACAGACTAAAAACCGGTATGAGCGAGGACGAGCTTATCGGACTTATGGACAAGGAGACTTGGCTCACTGCTGACGAGGCGGTCGAAAAGGGTTTTATTGACAAAGTTACCGAATACGCCGAAAAGCCAAAAGAGGTTAAACTTGCGGCAAGTCTTAACGGTCTTATCCCTGATACAATCATCAAACAGATGAGGGATGAAAAAACACAGCTTACAGCAAAGCTTGAATTACTCAAACGAAAGGATGTTGAAGAAGAATGAACAGACAGGAATATCTTGACAAAAGAAATGCACTCTATGATAAGGCTAAACAGCTTATCGCAGAGAACAAACTCGCTGAGGCGAGAGAGATTACACAGCAGATTGACAAGCTCGACAGTGATTTTGAGAATTCTGCCGTGAATATAGCAAATAAAAATGCAAAGGAGGGAATTAAAATGCCTGCGCCATTTGAAAATCACAAGACAAACATCGACCTTACAGATGAGGGTGAACAGGTAACAGATATGTACGCAACACTTGAATACAGAAAAGCATTCGCTAACTATATTCAGAACGGTGTACCCGTGCCACAGAAGTTTATGAATGTGGCATCACAGACCACATCAAGCACTGCGGCGGCTATTGTGCCGACCACAATGTATCAGCGTTTAATCGTTGAACTTGAAAAAATCGGCGAAATTTACGCAAGAGTGTTCAAGACGGCTTATCCGACAGCGCTCCTTATCCCTACACAGAACATCCGTCCGACAGCAAGCTGGGTTGATGAGGAAAAGGGTTCAGACCAGCAGCAGGTAACTACTGACAAGGTTGTCTTTGCCGGCTATAAGCTTGAATGCAAGGTTGCGTTCTCGCTCTTTATGACAAAGACTGCACTTGATATTTTTGAATCACAGTTTATTGACCAGATTAAGAATGCAGTTGTTAAGGCCTGTGAAATGGCAATTATTAAGGGTTCGGGTTCAGGTTCGCCAACCGGCATTCTTTCTTGCACTCCCCCCGAAGGCCAGACAATTGAAATTGCAAAAACCGGCAAACTTACATATTCAACACTTTGTTCCGCCGAGGCGGCTCTTCCTGCTGCATACGATGACGCTGTATGGCTGATGACAAAGAAGTCGTTCTTTGCATTCATGGGCATTACAGACAGCAACGGTCAGCCTGTCGCTCGTATGTCTGAAGGACTTAACGGCAAGCCGTCACTTTCACTTTTCGGTCGTGCTGTTATCCCGACAGACGGCTATATGGATTCGTATGCTGACACGGTTTCAGCCGACACAACCTTCGCAATGATGTTCAATCTTAACGATTACATCTTCAACGAGGTAATGGGCTTAAGTGTCAAGAAGTACGAAGAGGACGACACCGATAACACAGTCCTTAAAGCCGTAATGCTTGCAGACGGTAAGGTCGTGGATACTCACAGCCTTGTAAAGCTCGTTAAGAAGAGCGCTTAAAAGAGGTTTGAATTATGGCAGTATCTAATGAAATTGAAGCCGTAAAGGTTTCGCTCCGTATCAATACGGTGTTGTTCGATGATGAAATATCTGCCCTCATTGATTCTGCCAAGAGTGACATGGCAGGTGCAGGAGTTGATGTCAACGACAAAAACTCAACTGCACTTGTTATGCAGGCAATCAAATTCTATTGCCGTGCTTATTTTTCGGTTACTGCCGACAGCGAATGGGCACGGCATTACGAAGAATTGCGTGACGCAATGGCGGCGAGAGGAGTGCAGACAGATGAACGCTGATACTCTTGTTAAACTGGTTGAACAGTCGGGGCAAACAACTAACGACATCGGCGAAATTGTTTATCAAGAAAAGCTCCGAACGATTTATGCACAACGCAAATATGTCCGACAATCTGAATTTTTTCAGGCACAGGCGAACGGGTTGAAGCCCGAATGTATGCTTGAAGTCAACTCGTTTGAATATCACAATGAAGAATTTTGTTATCTCGAAAATAAGAGGTTCAAGATTTATCGTGCGTATGAGATTAAAGGCACAGAGCGTACAGAGTTGTACTTGACTGATGCGGTAGGTGAAAACAATGTCACTTCCTAAAGCAGTTAAAATTACAAAAAACGGTGTTGAGATAATCAGCAATGTTGACCGTATTCAATATACGCTCAAAGAGCTTGAAAGAGCCGCTCTGCGTGATGTTGGAAAACTTGTATGCAAACGGTCGCGACAAAAAATAAAACGCAGGACGGGGCGATTAGCAAAGAATACGCAATATTGGGTACGTTCAAAGCAAGAAGTTCCTGACCTGCAGGTTGGTTTTAAGCCGGGCGGATTCTATGGCTTGTATCAAGAAATCGGTACAAGCAAGGCTCCAAAAATCGGAGCGTTAAGTGATGCCGCCGAAAGCAATATCAAGGACATCATAAAAATTGAACAACAGTACCTCAGTGCCGTAGGTACAGAAGAGGCAGAACGCAAACTGAACGAGGGGGAATACAGCGGTGAATAGCATTAAAAATTTATTAAATGCGGTTTTGTCGCAGTATGTCCCCTCATTTTTTATGGTTGGTGACGGCTTCCCGAGGCTTGTTTACGAACTGAAACAGCTTTACACCGACGAGCCGTACAAGAAATATCTTGTTACGCTTAATCTGTACGATAGGTTCACCACCGAGAAAATCGACAATATTGTGGATGAAATCTATTCGGATATTGCGAGAGCAACCTATACACAGGGTAAACGGCATTACAAGTTTTACAACAACGGCGACAGGCAGTATGTCGCCGAATCGGACAAAACAATAAATAGAATAATGGCAACCCTTGAATTGAGGGTTTATGAAAGAGAGGACGATTGAAATGGCAACAGTTAAGCCACGAAAAATTAAGCCATATAGCGGCTATTCGGCGAAAACCGCCGACAGAATGCTCCTTGATGCAGGTGCGTTTTTTGTAAATTACGATCCTGCTACGGACACATACGCAAGTGCCAAAAAGGCAGGTAAATGTCTTGGTGTGACGATTAAAGGCGGTGAATTTTCCGCAAAGCCGACACTCAGACGCCTTGAATTTGACGGCGTAAAAACAAGAACTAAAGGCGACACAGTAGTTGACGGTTGGGAAGTTTACATCAAGGCAACACTTGCTGAGATGACTACCCAGAACTTCATTTATGGTCTTGGAATTGCCGACAAAGGCACAGACGAAAAGGTCGTAGGCTACGATGTAATCACGGGTAGAGATGTTATTCTTGACGGTGACTACATTAAGAATATCACTTGGGTAGGCTGTCTCCTCGGAGAGGATAAGCCGTGCATTATTCAGGTATTCAACGGCTTTAACGAAAACGGTCTTACGCTTGCGATTGCAGACAAGGACAACGGCAAGGTAGAAGCTCAGTTCTATGGTAACCTTTCACCCGAAGTCTATGATTCGGATGAGGAAATCAAACCGCCGTTTAAGATTTTCAGACCGACAGAAAAAACGGAAACAGCGGAGGCATAATTATGAGAAAGTTAAGCATTAAAGACGCATTTACTCTTGCTCGCATTATCAAAAGAGCAGACATCAAAGAGGAAATTGCAGACTTTGCAAATCGCATTGCTGTCAAAAATAGCAACAAAGATGAAGCGGTCAACACCGAAGCAGTCGGTCTTGAATTTGTGATTACTCTGTTAACTTCTTTGGCAACCAAAGAAACAGAACAGGAATTTTATTCATTGCTTGCCGATATCAGAGGCGACATTACTGCTGATGATGTAAGTAAATTAAGTATCCCCGAAGTCCTTGATAATGTAAAGGCAATCATCAGGGAGAATGATATTAAGAGTTTTTTTACCTCAGCCTTAGCCTTGAAGTAAGAACATATGGAATGCTCTTGCAGTATTGTTGTGGCAATACTGCCATACTGCATGAGTTGTCTTTCTCCGGTGCTGTCGAGATTATCAAAAATGCTATAAATGACCGTAATGACGAATTGCTTTATAAAGCCTATATTCTGACTGTTGTAGGAAATTTCACAGGCTTGTCGTACACGGATTTCGTTAACAAGGCAACAGGCTCGACACGGCCCGAAAACATTGTTGATACGGTCAATACGGAGGAAATTGAAAAAACGGTTGAAAACTACCTTGATAACTACAAGTGGGAGGAGGTGTAGCTAATGGCTGTTGAAATATTTAAGTTATTCGGCTCGATTTTTGTTAATAACGATGAGGCAAATAAATCAATCGCCGAAACCGAGAAAAAAGGTAAAGGTGTTGCCGCAACCTTAGGTAACGGTATCAAAACCGCAGGCAAATGGGGAGCGGCAATGGTCGGAGGTGCGGCGGCAGGTGTCGGAGCATTATCGTCAGTTGCCGAAAATACCAGAGAATACCGCACCGAAATGGGTAAACTCGACACAGCTTTCACCACAAACAAATTTACAGCGGCAGATGCAAAACAGACTTACTCTGACTTGTATGCCGTAGTCGGTGACAGCGGACAGGCAACTGAGGCGGCTAATCATTTATCATTGCTTTGCGATTCCACAAAAGACCTGCAAAGTTGGACAGAGATTTGCACAGGTGTTTACGGTCAATTCGGTGATTCCTTGCCTATTGAGGGTTTGACAGAGGCGGCAAACGAAACCGCAAAAGTTGGACAGGTAACAGGTCCGCTTGCCGATGCTCTTAACTGGATGGGTGTGTCAGAAGATGAATTTAATGAAAAACTTGCAAAATGCTCATCAGAACAAGAAAGACAGCAGTTAATCACATCAACTCTCACAAGCTTGTATTCGGATGCCTCTGCTCAGTACAAGGAAACAAACGGCGATGTAATGGAATCTAACAGAGCTCATCAGCAGCTGTCTGATACAATGGCGCAAATCGGTGCTGTCGCTGAACCTGTCCTTAACTCTCTTATCGGTCTTGGCGGTAAACTCCTCGAACAGCTCTCACCATTGATTGAGAGTGTGGCAAACAACCTTGCCCCTGTTTTAATCAACATTTGCGAAGAGGTAGCACCGATAATTGTGTCAATGCTCGAGCAGATAATGCCGTTAATTGAGGAGTTACTACCGTTTATTGCTCAGCTTATGGAGCAGTTAGCACCTCTCATTGTACAGATTGTTGAACAATTATTTCCGCCTTTACTGCAAATTATACAGGACTTGTTACCGTATTTCATGCAGATAATTCAGGCTATAATGCCGTTATTCAGTACGCTTGTAGAACTCTTAATGCCTGTAATCGAGGTGTTCGTTCAGCTTGCTGGGGTGTTGCTCAACAGCTTGTTGGCGGCACTTACTCCGATTATAGAGGATTTAGCTACATTTTTGAATGATTTGCTTACACCTCTTATTCCGATTATAAGCGAATTATGTAACACGATTGTCGGCACTTTACAGCCTGTTTTTGAACAGCTATCGCCTGTCATCTCACTGGTTTTTGACGCTCTTCGCCCGGTTCTTGACCTACTCGGCGAAATGCTTGAAACACTTATTCCTGCACTTGTTCCGGTAATTGAATGGTTGGCGCATATCTTTTCAGAGGTTTTAGGCAATGCAATTAAAAGAGTCAAAAAAATTCTTGAACCAATTTCGGGAATTTTTAATGGAATTGTAGATTTCGTAAAAGGTGTGTTTTCGGGAAACTGGGAACAAGCGTGGAACGGTGTTGTTAACATTTTCAAAAATGTATTTAACCTTTTACCTACATTCGTTGAGAATGTAATCAACGGCATTATTTGGATTATTAACAAGCTCTTGGAAGGCGTAAACTGGGCAACATCAATGATTGGCTGGGAAATAGATCCGATTCCGGAAGTAACCTTACCTCGTTTCCGTGCCGGTATTGATTATGTTCCACATGATAAGTTTGTCGCATATCTTGATGCCGGTGAAGCAGTTCTCACAGCTCAAGAAGCCGAGAAGTACCGCCAGTCAAAACGTGAAGGCAGAGGCTCAGTCTTTGAAAACGATTCCACTAATATCATCAACAACATCAGTATTAATATTCCCTCTGTTGCAATTAATAACGACATGGATATTGACAGCTTCGTTGACGATATGAGCAATCGGCTCGCCGATGAAGTAACAAGGAGGCAGAAAGCGTATGAATAACTTTTATTTCGGGGGTAAATGGCTATCATATTTCGGGGGTCGTATCACACAAGCGCCACAGCACGAAATCCCCGTCAGAGACGTTTCAACGGTTGAAATCCCGTGTAGAGACGGTGATGTTTTGCTCGACAACGGCAGATGGCAAAATGTTGAATTTGAGCGTGAAATTTCCTTTTTGCCATACCTGTCCGAATTGTCAGCAAAGCACCTTGCGAGGGCCGTAATTGAATGGCTGACCTTAAATCGTGGCTACCAAAAGTACAAGGATACTTATAACCCCGGATATTTCACCGAGGCTTACATATCAAATACTGACGATATTGTTCGTGAACTTCCAACATTACTTACAACAAAAATCAAATTCAACCGTAAGCCGTGGTGGTATTCAGAGCTTGGACAGCGGACTATTAATTTTGAAGTTAATAAATCGGTTTCCTTGCACAATCCCGAACAATATGAATCCTTACCTACTATCATCATAACTAACACGAATGTTAGCGGTGGCACTACGGCCATTGCTAAAATTAACATAAACGGTGAATCACTTGATTTGAAGTGCACAGGCGGTTATGACTACGCTGTGCTTGACGGCGAAACTATGCAGTATATTGCACACAAATCAGACGGTACAACTAATTTTGTTGACGATACTATACCTCCTAAATTAAAGGTTGGAAACAATCAAATTGTTGTAACTGCATATAAAAACGCGTTTCTGTCGATAAAACCAAATTGGAGGCGATTGTAAAAGTGTTCCCTTTGTTGTATAAATCGGATTTTAAAACAATCGGCCCAAGTAGATTTAATTTGCTCGGACGGATTACGGAAATAATCAGCGGTAAAGTTACCGAGGAACGAAACGGCGATTATTTGCTCGAAATGGAACTATCAACAACGGACAGATGTGCTGATTTACTCGACACGCAGTATTTCATTAAGGCAAAACCGAACCCAACCGATGAACCGCAGTATTTTGAGATTTACGATTTGCAGTACAAAGACAAAAAATCAATTACGGTTAAAGCAAAGCACATCAAGCACAATTTGTACAACAACTTTTTAATTGAAACTTCCAACCAAACTGATGTTGTGCACACTCCAAAGGAATGGTGGGATATACTTTGCACAGGTCGTGATTTTGAGGGTGATTCGCTGTTCCCGCAGGCAACCTTGTGGGAGCACTATTTCAAATTTACATCAGATATTACCACAAAATCATCTATGACGCTTGGCTTCTGTACGCCCTGTACTCTTGGTGATTTTATGGGCGGTGCTGACGGTTCACTCGTTGATGTTTTCGGCGGTGAATATAAATACAATAACTTTAATGTATCGTTGTTAAAAAAACGTGGGGCGGTTACAAACTGCCATTTGCGCTGGGGAAGTAACATCAGCAGTCTTACGCAAACGCTTAATTCAGATGATATCTGTTCCCACGTTGCAGCTTATGCCACTTGCCACGACACATACAACGACAAGAACGTCATCCTCTGCTCTCAACCGCAAGAACTCAAAACCCATAAATCTAAGCTAATTAAGGTGAAAACGGTTGATGTTTCAGATGGCGGTTCGGTCTACATCGGCGATGAAACAGGTTACTGGGATTTCAACGCTCACACAGGCGAGAACAAGGACTTCTTGATTCAAAAGCTAAATATTCAAGCGCAGGTTTTAAGAGGACAGCTCGTAAACACAAACGGAGCGCCTACGCTCAATGTAAAGGTTAACTATCCCCCTGCACTCACCGAAATGCTTGGACTGCATTTATGCGACACGGCGTATGTTGATACTGAAAACGATAGCTTGCAAGCAAAAATAATTAAAACAGACTATGATTTCGTACTCGAACGGTGGAACAGTCTCGAACTCGGCACGCCAAAATCAAAGTTATCTGATTATATAGTTAAATGAGGTGAAAAAATTTGAACATTAATCATACAAAAATGACGCTTGAAATTAATAGTTGCAAAAACTACGAAATTTTAGAAGTCAGACAGGGCGACAAAGGCTCACGCATTATTGATTTTGCGTTCACCGTCAACGGCGAAACTGTTAGCCTTACCTCTACAATGTCAGCGAAAGTCAATGCTACGGTTGACGATGTAATCGTTGCGGACAGCGTAGCCGCTGTCGTTGACACAGAAAATAATGTAGTCACAGTTACGCTTACGGACACAATGCTCGCATTATCAGGCATTTGTAAAATGGACATTGTGCTTACAGAAGGCGATGAAACCATAACTGCTGAAACCGTTTGTTTGCGTGTAGGAAAAAGCGTAATCAACGATGATAGCAAAACCTTCCCGGGAGCAAGCTCGATTGTGGAAATCACAAAGGAAGTCGAGAACGCAAGAGGCAGTCAAAATTCGCTTGGAGCAAGGCTTGACGGGATTGATTCGTCTGTGTCTAATAAAGCTGACAAAAGCACGGTCAGTCAGTTATCAGCACGAATGCAGACGGCAGAGAAAGCTCTTACAGGCAAGGCAAACGCAACAGACGTAGCCAATGCACTTAAACCAAAAGAAGACAATTCAAACAAAGTGAGCTCCAAAACGGACATTACAGACAGCAGCACTAATTATCCGAGCGTTAAATATCTGAACGATTTCTATTACGACGCAAACGAAGCCTACTCATCAGAAGAAACGGACAAGCTTCTTGCAACTAAATACGATTCGTCAAATATCGAAAGCGGAACATCAACGCTTACACCATACTCAACCGTTGCAGATAAAATCAAAAGTGCAAACTGTACATATAAGACGATTGGTGACTTCGTAATCGTCAGTGCAACCGTCAAAATGAACGCAGTATCTCTTGCCGGCAATAGCATGTGTCCGCTGATTGATTTGCCGTACAAATGTATTTCCGAGGATAATGTTTTTTGTGTCGGTATTTCAAACCTTGGCAAGCTCTTTAAATTTGCCATTCCGAAAAATAACACTTGGCTACAGTTTTCGACTCAGGATAAGACGGCTTACACATTTGCAGACGGCGAGCAAATTAATGTGATTTGCTTGTACAAAATTAAATAACGGAGGTAAAAATAATGGAACTTAAAGAAAAAATCACACTCGATATGCTCACAAAGGACAGCGTGTCGGTACTCAGACAGCAGTTTTTGACCTTTAACGGTGAAGAAATGCAGGTCGGCGGAAACATCCGCAACGCATACATGAACAGCAAATCGGGCAGAGAACAGCTCAAAACGGTGCTGTCTGATGAATATTACAATGCCGTTATGGCAGTTTGGGGCGATAATCCAACCGTTGACGAGCCGATAGAAAGCGAGATTGAAGTAAAATGACACCCGAAGTAATTGTATCGGTAATATCGCTGTTTGGTACTTTAGTTGGCACACTTGGTGGCATTTGTGTAAGCAACCGAATATCAAACTATCGAATCGAACAGCTTGAAAAGAAAGTTGAAAAACATAACAATCTCATTGAGCGCACATATGCGATTGAACAGCACAATGCGGTTGTGGACGAAGAAATTAAGGTTGCCAATCATCGGATTGAAGACCTTGAAAAAAACAACGAAAGGAAAGAATGAAAATGAAAAAGATTTTTACCAAAGAATGGGCAAAAGCAACAGCCGTCAGAGCGATTAAGACTGTTGCACAGACTGCTATTGCAACAATCGGTGTGTCTGCCGTGATGACAGATGTAAACTGGGTTGCGGTAGGCTCGGCATCTCTGCTTGCAGGTGTGTTGTCTGTGTTGACAAGCATTGCAGGTTTGCCCGAAGTGAACGAAAGCGAGGAATAATTATGAGTAATTCAAAACTTGTTAATTACACTAAATTATCACCAAATCACAGCGGTAAGCGTACACACAGCATTGACCGAATCACTCCGCATTGCGTTGTAGGTCAGTGCAGTGTCGAAACCCTCGGCAACATCTTTATGAACACGAAAAATGAGGCAAGCTGTAACTACGGAATCGGCTATGACGGCAGAGTGTTACTCTGTGTCGATGAGAGCAACCGCTCTTGGTGTAGTTCATCAAACGCAAATGACCAGCGTGCAGTTACAATCGAATGTGCAAGCGACACAGTAGCTCCGTACACCATGAACAGCAAGGTGTACAACAAACTTATTACACTATGCGTTGACATCTGCAAGCGTAATGGCAAGACTAAACTGCTTTGGTTTGGTAATGAAAGCAAGACGCTAAATTATTCACCAAAGTCAAATGAAATGGTCTTGACTGTACACAGGTGGTTTGCGAATAAATCTTGCCCAGGTGACTGGCTTTATAACAGGCTTGGCAATCTTGCAGACGAAGTAACCGCACAGCTCGGCGGTAAAACATCAAATAAGGAGAATGAGGAAATGATTAAATATGGCTCACACAATACGGCTACACTCGCGTTTAAAAAGCAGTTAATTACGCTTTATAACATGAAAATCATCAAAACAAAGGTTGACAACTCAAACGGTTTCGGTGACGGCACTTTGAAAGCTGTAAAAGAGGCACAGAGAGCAGGTAAGGTCACAGTTGATGGCATTGTAGGTGAGAAGACAATCAATGCAATTTATCATCTTATAAATGATTGCAACTGGTCTAAAGACAAGAAAATTGCCAATGCTAAAAAGGCACTCGGCTAAAAAATCCCCCTCACCTATCTTTAGTGACAGTGTGAGGGGAATTTGTTATTATTTATTATTTTCTGTTGCAATCCTTTCGAGTTCACGGATTATGAGCTTTTCGACATAGGCAGGAGGGTTTCGCTTGCCAGCTTCCCAATTTTCAATAGTTCTTTTAGGAATTTCAAAAACTTCGCTCATCCTCTGTTGAGTTAATCCGGCGTTAAGCCTTGCCTCTCTAATCGTCAATCTTATCAACTCCTTTCAGATAGCCATCTATCCAAATGACCTTGCCGGTCTGATAACGGCGGAAGTGTCCGCGAACTTGGAACACGCCCTCAGGGCTTCTGTGACGACCGACCGACGCGGCATATAATTGGTTACGAAACGGTCTGAATACGATTGCTTTGTTGCCGTTTCGGCTTGTTCCGACTGCCGAAAATTCTCGCTTGTCACGGTCGAGAAAGTTGCCGTACCATAGAAAAGCGTTTGTATGTACATACGATGTTATCAAGGTCATCATTACGTTAAGCTGTTCTTGGCTCATTTCAGCCTCTTCTGTGAGTTTATAATGAATTTGAAAATCGTTCGGCCCTTCGGGAGTAGGAAAAAACTCGCCTTTCACAAGCAGTTTTTTATTGAATTTTAATGAGAATTTTCTTTGAAGCCCTTTCGATTCAACATACAGGACAAATTCAGGATTATCTTTTTTGCGTATTTCACATTTCCGAAAAAACGGTTCGGCTAAGGAATATTTCAATCGGTCTTTGTCAGCCCATTCTCTCAGATAAGAATAGGCTGATTCTTCAATGAATATAGTGTTCAAGGTGAGTTAACTCCTTTTTTATTTTGAATTTATATACCCACATTTTAGATTTCTACAAAGTTCGTCTGACACTTTTTGCAAATACTCTTTTGTTGCAATCGTGATTTCATTGATGATTCCGTTGTAATCTCTTGCAACAATTTCTTTGCTCGCTACTCCGAAATTTACATTATTGATATTTTCAAATTCAACGACTAACTTGTCTACGCTTTCACCAATTGCGGATTTTTTCCATCTTCTGAGGTAACTGATGTTATTCAACACAAATTCGCCCTCATTGCTTTCAATCAAATTTAAAATTTCTTTTTTCATAATGTTTTCTCCTTTACATTCAAATAAAATCTGACCAATGGTCGTTGAAGAGTTCAACAGCTTTGTCGTAGTCATCTGTATAGATTACTTTGTGGTTGGAATCATCGGGAACATCTTCTTCAACAAGAACAGACTTCGGAATCCACATTGTCTTGCGCTGGTAACAACCAACATTAAGCATTGCATATACGGCTTTTTCTGTTTCTTTCAAAATTGCAAAGACATAGCACATTGTGATGTTCCTGCCAAGCTCATTAGCCACTTTATTAGCAAAACAATCTTTTACTGTGATTTCTTTATTTTCCATTCTTGTCATTTCGGTATCCCCTTTCTTTATTGTATCTATATTATATCACTCATTGGGTGATATGTCAAGTGTTTTCTTGAAATATTTTTTAAAAAAGCAAATATTTTTTTTAATTTCAACAGTTACTACAGATTTACTACAGACGATATTTTAAAAGTCCGAAAATGCCGATGAACACTGACTTTTTCAAAATAAAGCGCATGACTGTTAATCATGATGTCACTGGTTCGAGCCCAGTTGGGGGAGCCA